CCCTGTAAAATAATAATTCATCTTGAGAACCTCCATACATTACCTGTTTAAATCTTTAATATCATAGTCATGTTCTCTGACTTGATCTGCTAATTGTCTGTATAAATTTTCTGCCATCTGCCATGTAGATTCAGCAGAAGTTAGTCTTGTGTTTTGATCTACAATTTTATCTTCAGCAACTTTTAAATCTCTTTTTAAATCTACAATTTGTTGTTGATTAGAATTAATAGTGTCTGTAAGATTTACAATATATCTAACACCAGTAAATGTTCCGACTAACACCGAAGCTACTACTGGTACCATTACTATATTTTTTTTTAATAAATCAGCTAAATTCATATTTTCCTATTTTAAGGAAAACAATATATAACAAAAGTTTCTAAAGGTCTAGCATTTCCATCTTCGTCTAGCTTGTCTTATTCTAGAGTTAGGATCGTTTCTTGTTTTAGCAGAACTTCTTTTTAATTGGCCTAATGATCTTGCGCAATAACTTTTTCTACGTTTTGCTGCTTTGCTTCCTCGTTTTACTTTACCAGTAACTGCTGTTTTTAATTTAGATCCTGGGTTAGCTCGTCTATATGCAGCAACACCTTTACGTGTCATTCCCGCTCCTGACTTAGTAGGTCTAAAATTACCAGACTTTACTGAAGTTTTAATTGGAGTTTCTTTTCTTTTTTTAGGTCTTATTCTAGTTTTTCTAGCCACGGTCTGCTCCTCCTCCAAAACCTTCCATACCTTCGCCTCTACTTCCTTTACTTCCATCTGAAGAAGATCCACTACCGTTACCACCTTTATCAGTTCTTCCTTTATCTTGAGGTGTAAGAGTGTTTGACCCAAACTCACCTTTATCAATTCTTCCTTGTAAATCTCTTGTTTCTTCTCTGTTAATTGCAGCTTCTTGTTCTTTAACAGCTTGATTATTTAATGCAGCACCTGCAACAAATGGTATTGCAAAAGGAACTAATGCTCCTGCCATACCGTAAGTTGATACACCTTTAACTACAGCTCCAACTCTAGCTACATTTTGAACATTTGATGGTATACCAAAATTATTTTCTACATAATCATCATAAGCATTTATATTATCTTTTACAGTAGTTCCAAAATTTGCTATTTTATTTCCTACTTTATCGAAGTCCCATTCAAAAGTAGATTTAACATCTTTAGAATAATCTTTTGTAAAAGTATCTCTACTGTCACCATTACCTTGATTATTATTTATTACAGGTTGTTTTATTACAGGTTGTTCTACTACAGGTTGTGGAGCTTGACAAATCCCATTAACAGACATTCGTCCATCAGAACAAACAAATTCATTACTATTTTGATACTGATATAATAGATTATTTATTCCCATTATCTTCCACCGCCTTTATATCTTGTTTGAATTTTTTGTCTTTTTTCAGATTTGTTTTGAGATTTCTTGTGAACGCCTGGTCTTTTCTTAGGCTGATCTCTTGGCACGAAGTGTGTAAACTTCTGCTTGGCCATTAGTCTTTATTCTTTTTTTTATCAATATCTATTTTAATAATTTTAGCAGATTTCTTTTTTATAATATCAGCTGCAGAAGTATAATCTTTTGCTTTACCTTTATAAAGTAATCCACCTTTATAAGAACTAGATACATTAGCATCAGCTACATCAATTGTTTCACCTTCATCATTAAAAGTCTTTTCAGCTTTAGTTGCTACGAAATCGTCATCTCTATTTTTTGACATATTTTTTTACCTTTTTCTTTTTCTTTTTTCTTAACATAGCAAAGTCTACACCTGTTAACTTGCCATCTTTATTTTTATCTAATTTTTTTCTGTTGCCTTTTAACATTTTTTTTGACCTTTCGTTTTACTTTTTTAGGTGCTGACATTCTAGAGTTTTGTAATCTACCTTCTCCAGAACCTGCGCCAGCAGTCATCTTCATTACTAACCTCTTTTAATTTTTTTTATAAAAGCCATGTTGTCGCCATGAAAATCAGAGTTGCCTTTAGTTTTATCTTGAATAGTATTTGCAGCAGACGGATCTTGATGCGGCGGATGTGCTTGAGGTGTAAAACCTGCGGCAGCTCCACTTGAATTATATTGAACAGGTGTTTTAGTTGTCATTTGTGTTTTAGTCATTAATATATACTCCCAGTTATATTTAGTTTTCCAATGAAATTTTCCATTTCGTTTTCTCGTCTTGTTTGTTCTTTTACTACTTCATCACCTGGATCTTGCATAGCTTTTTTAATCATCGCTGCAGGCTCGATAGCTCCTGGATTTTTTTCATAAAATCTTGCATTAGACTTTTTAACATCTTCTACTGAATAGTTTTTAGTATTATGATTACTAATCGATTGTCTTGTAAATGGGTTACTCATCTTTTAAGTCCTTTGTTGTGCTTAATTTTTTATTTAATATACTCTGAAAACATGATTGTGTAAAGGTCGGAAGTAACATTTCGCTAATAGGAGATTTATTATGATTACAAGACCATGAAATACAAGGAACTCCCTTCTCGTCCCAGGCTAATAAAGCATATCCTTTTAAATCCATCTTTTCCATAATCTGGAGACATGCATCATTTAAACCTAACATAACATCATCATCTTGTTTTTGTTCTACTTCTTTAGAAGTAGGAGGTCTTTCTTTAAAAGGTCTATACCTATCAAGAGTAATAATGTTTGTCTTTTTTTGTATATTTTGCTTGTTCATAATCTTCATCGTCAGGATCATCAGGGTGTGTTACTAGAAAGCCATCACGAATACGTATTAAAGCTTGAACGCAAGTATCGTGTATGTCATCATGTTTCCCATAAGGAAAAGAACCTGATTCATCTAATACACTTTTAGTCCAATCTTCGTCCATTGTAAAGACTAACCCGCCTTCGAACATGGGAGCAATAGCGTGAGTTCTTGAAATTTTATCTCTATCTGGATTAAAAGTAACTACAGGAACACCGGATCTTCTCATATCTTGTATAAGAGATTGACCAGAGGCCCTTTGCTCAATGAGTACTTGATCGGGTTTCCATTCATCATAACTATCTTGTGCTCTCTTTCTTAAATCAGGATACTCTAATCTTTCTTTCCATGCGTCTAATAATATTGCTGCAGCGTAAGGTACATTATTTTCATCACGAGCATTAAATACTCCCCAAGTAGTGCAGGCAGAAAAGTCAGCAGAACTTTTTGTAGAAAAAGCTGTATCATAAGATTGAAGTACATAAGATAACGAAGGTATTTTTTCTCCATCATAAATATTCCACCACTCTCTTTTGATAATGGATCCTTCATCATTACTTGGTTGCTGTTGATAAAGAGCTTGCCATACACGTTGGCCAACAGTATCTTTAATTTTATTTAAATCTTCTTTCGAATAAGCTTCAGGCCATAAAGCATTGCCTTTATCATCTATCGCAGGTAAATCTAAAACTTTCCAATCTTCTTTACTCTCTGCTAAAATGTGGCCTGCTAAATCATCTTGATGCCATCTTGTTTGAATAATAATAATTTTTCCACCAGGTTGAAGTCTAGTGTAAGCAACAGACTTATACCATTCTACTAGATTACGTCTTTGTGTCTCGGACTCAGCATCTTCTCTACCTTTAATCGGGTCATCAATAATTAATAAGTGTGCACCTCTACCAGTGATTGCTCCTCCTGCACCGACTGCTGAATAAGTTCCACCTTGCATAGTATGAAATCGTTTAGCTGAACTTGAATCAGCACGTAGACCAACTTGAGGAAAGACACTATTAAAATCTGGAGAAGCTATTTGGTTACGAACTTTACGACCAAAGTCATCAGCGAGTTCTTGAGCATAAGTAGATTGAATTACAAACTCTTTAGGATTATTTCCTAAATACCATGCTGGAAAGAACTCTGAACATAGCATACTTTTTCCATGCCTTGGTGGCATAAACACTGCTAATCTATTTATCTCTCCTTTTTCTAAAGCTTCTAAATTTTTTGCAATTAATTGTATATGTGCGGGATCCTTGTATCCAGGATATACGTGCTTTGCATAATCTATTAAACTATCTCTCGATTTAGAAGTTGATAGTATCTTAGTTAAATGTTCAATGACTTCTGAAGCTCTTGGATCTTTAGTCTTTTTGTATATCTGAATAGCTGACTTTAACTT